AGGTTTCTATTCTGATATTGTGTCCAGAATCATTTAACCAACGTAATGTATTTAATAATGAATGGAATGTAAGATTGGAAACATTTCCTCCATAGCATGGTATCGCTATTAGTATATTCATAATATTTCAGCGATACAATTAATAAATATGCTTTGCATATTTAAGCATGGGATTGCAATAAGGATGTTCATTGTTTAATGAACAATATTTATATTATGGTTTAACTGGAAATACTACTGAGTTTACTTGCTCTACTGTGGATAAACCTTCAGTTAGATCTCTTAGTTGCTGGCGGTACGCCTTCATTTGCTCCGACATTTGCTGATCCGATAATGCTAGATAATCTGTAGCTGCTAGTAAAGCATTACGTTTCTGTCTAAGAAGAGCAAATGCCATATCCAATTCTACTTGTGGGATTATAGCTAGTATCTGTTCCTTAGGTATTGGTGGTGTGCCATTGTACCAAGTGATTTGGTTTATATCATCAGCATTAATACTGAATTGTGCTTGTGGGTTTATTTTTAATATTGCTTTTTCTAACATATTATCCTGCTATTTCTATTGCTGTTATTGTTGATGCACCAACCCAAGTTGCGTTTTTTGGTCTATTTACATACCAAGTTTGACCATCACCTTTAAATTGAATTTTATAAGTTGTTGATGAAGTAGTTGATGGTGAGTCTAAATAATTATAATTCCATTGTGTAGTAAAATCTTGTTCAGCAGCATTTTGAGTTGCTAATCCATTAGCACCATTTCCAATAGCAGTTGAATTTCTTACTAACTGAGCATATCCTGTTATGTTTGCTTGTAACCCAGCACTTGCTGTTAATACACCAATTATTAAAATTTTTGATGAAATACTTGTTGGTGTAATTGATACACTATAACCAGTAATATCAATAAATGATGTGCTTGAACTACTAAATGTATCAGTTTTAGTTGCTGACACAACCTGCAATACTTTACCACCTACTCCTGAAGCTAAATCAGCAGAACTTATTGTACCATCTGTTATTCCTCTACTTACTATTCTTGTTAGTGCCATGAGCAAACTCCTTTGCGAATTTCTATACTGTAACGAAGTGAAAGTGTAGCCATGTTATTCCTTTGGGTACTTTAATTTTATACTATTAACTTTTGACTGCCAAGCATCTAAACCATTTTCAGTTATATATTCTATTTGTTCTGCAATAGAACCATATTCTTTAATTCTTCTTTGTACTTGTGCCTGATTGCTTTCAACGATGTTAGCTTGTGCTTCATAGGCATCAAGTTGTGCTAATGTAGGTTTAGGAATATCTAAGTTCCATTCCTTAATGTAAATACCTAATCCATTACTGTCATCTTGAAGTTTAACTTCATTTAAGAAATCAACTTCTCTATTTGCGTATAGTTTTATTTTAGTTGTAATTTGTGCCATAATTATTCTATTAGTTTAAATCCTTGAAACCAACAATCTCTACCACTTGCCATTGTTGTATTAGTATTTGAATTTGAAGAATTGGCATATATTTCAACATAATCTGAAGAACCATTTAAATCTATTATAGATGACCAAGTTCTTGAATTATAGTTTCCATAATTATTTTGATTAGCCCAATATGATAAAGTATATTGTGTTCCATTTTTATAAATATAAATTCTTGCATCAATAAGAAAATCAGTTCCACCTTGAAATGTTAATCCAGTTTCAATGTAATATTTTCCAGCAGTAGTAGGTGTAAATCTTGATGAAGCAAAATTACTGTTGGTATCAAAATCTTCAGTACCAAAATCAATTTTAGTTATTACACCACTTGTAATTGTTTGACTTGTGCTTTTGTAAGCATAAAAATATGGAGTATTAACTCCTGCGACAACACTACTGAAAGACAAATTCCCAGCACCATCTGTCTTTAAGAACTGACCAGCAGTACCATCAGCAGAAGGAAGAATGAATGTTGTGTTAGAAGCTAAACTAGCAGGTGCTTTAAGTCCAATGTAGTTAGTTCCATTAGCAGTAGTTTCATTAAAACGAATTTCTTTTTGATTATCAATAATTAAATTAACAGAAGAAGTTGTAACAGTATCAGTAAGAGTTAAAACAGTTCCAGTAGCTGTTGTACTTAAACCAGTTACAGAAACAGTTGAGTCTAACCAATTTACAGTATTTGCAGAATGGTCAAGTGTTGCTAAAGAGATGTCATCAGCACCATCATAATATTTTAAAGTAGGAGAAGTTGCTGATGTCGTATCAAGCCAAATTTGACCAGCAACAGCACCAGTTGGTCTTGATGTTCCTGAGTTACAAGTTTGAATAGCTGATAAGGCATTATTCAAATCAGAACGGAAGCTGGGGAAACTTTGGTTACTAATTACATAATCGTGTTGGCTCATAATCTATCTAATATCCTAGTTAAAATCCTTTTGCAATATAATCAAATGTTCTACTAACTCCAGTACCACTACTATTTTTAAAAGCTATGTTGAAGCCATTAATAGTCTTACTACCTAATGTATAAAAATCTCCAGTAGCCATACCTTGATTAGTTACTCCGATAGCATAGTTAGCAGAATAAAATGGTTTTGTAAATGTTACTGTGTAAGTACCAGTTCCACTAACAATATCATTTCCACTTTGTATAGTATCTTCAACATCTATTGATACAGATAAAGCCGATACAACTGGAGTAGAAGCTAAATCAAAAGAACGCATTACAAGTTTAAATTTAAAATATCTACCAGTATAATCACCAACTACAAAGTTTCTAAATGAAGTATAAGTTATGTTGTCAGTTGAAGTAGCTATTTCTAAATGAGCATTACAGTTAGCAGGAGAATCTCCGTCAAACGAACTGGCACCATCGTCAAATAATCCGAGAGCAGAATCAAAAAGATTATCTATATTATCTACACCTTGTGTAATTGAAGCAGTTACACGAACAGTGTAACTTCCACCAATATCAATAGGAGAAGTAAAGAGGTAACTTCCTTCAGAATATAAATCATAAGTAGTTACTCCAGCATCAAAAAAAGTTGTAGGAGAATCAAATAGTCCAACAGCAGAATCAAAAGACTCAGTTGAATCTAATCTTAAAGAATCATTATCATCAACATAGACATTAGTTTTTGTTCCTGAGAATGTAGGCGATTCTGTTTGTGTTGCAATAGCATTAAAGTTTCCAATCTCAAATATGTTAGTAGAAATAATAGCTTCATTAGGAGAAGCATTACCATTTTTATCAAATGCTTTTATTAAGTACGAACCTACTCTAGCTGGAACTGTAACAGTAGTAGCTGGTCTTGCAACTTTTTCAACTAAAGAAACTGAGTTTAACCATTCAGCACCAGTGGTTAATGTAGAATATCTAATTTGATAATAAGCTAAATCTAAGTCAGCAATTTGTGTCCAAGATAAATGAGCATCACTTCCAATAATGTTACAAGCAAAATCATCTACGTTAGCAGGTGGTAATAATCCACCAACAATAGTTCTTGTAGCAGAAGTGTAAGTTGATTGCACTCCTAATGTATTAAATGCTTTTACTCTTACGTTATAAATTAATCCATCTACTACGTTTAGTATTCTATGATTTAATCCTCTAACTTGACCAGATACTTGGTAAGTTGCATCTGTACTTAATTTGTATTCTACTTGATAATAATCCACAAAGTTATCTGGTGATGCACCGATTGTTACATCAAGAGCAGTAATAACAACTCCATCTGAGTATTCTATTAATTGGTCATCTAAAGTAACTGAAGCTGGTGCAGATACAGAAAAAGGATTTGGAAGTACAGTATCAGCAATAGTAGGTGCTTCGCCTTTTTCTTCCCAAGTATAAAAGTTATCTTGATGTTCTTCTAATCCAAGAGTTACTGTTGAATCAGAATTGATAGCTAAAGACATTACTCTAAATGGCTTGGCGCTAAATCCTGCTGTATCGTATGTAGCTGTAACTATATCTCCAATAGATAAATTAAGTGCTTCTGAAGTTACTGTTACTTCTGCTTTTAAATTGTTTCTTGATCTCTTTAATATGTTCTCGCAAATTTCTTCTGCTTGATATGGAGAAGTTACTTGCAACATATCAAAGCTTCTCTCTAATAGTGTATTGTTGTCATCACTTAACATAGTTGCGTGTTGATCTTCTACTGCTAAACCTGAATCGTCAAATGGTGG